ATTTTCAGCAATGGCCGAATAAGGTATCGGAAACGCATTGCAGATGACAATATCCCAGAATTTTTCTGTAACATAATAGTCCTCAATTGAATTTTCAATGCAAATAGACGTGTGGTAATCAATTAAACCATCTTTTTTTTCTTTTAATTCGCCTTTATATCTGGCATCTTTAATGTCCCAACCTTTGCCGTAAATATCCACGTCCAAATCCGATGCCAATATTTTTTCAACCAATTCGTTTCGGAATCCATACAACGTTCCCTCTCTGGGTTCTTGTTTAGCCACAATAAAACTGCATTTTTTAGTCTTTTCAGATTTCAAATTGATTGCCTCTTCATAATCTAAGCCACTCCAATTAAACATCATTGGCAATTGGTTGTTTACTGGTGCAATAAACTCAGCTACTTGACCATTCCAATCTTTGTAATTCTCAGACCAACTTGGTTCTTGAGCAAATGCAAACGTTTTTGCAGGGTCTTTTATCTCTTCTGTTGTATTATTAAATATAAAAAGCAAATCATAATCATTGCCACTCGTGAACTTAAATGGTTTCACCTCGTTTTTTGGAGCAAATTGGCGCATCACCTCGCTCGCTAATACTTCAGACGTAGCATAATTGCTTGTCAATTTTACCTTTAGCATAAATGTTTAATTTTAAAGTTTTTAGTTGCACAAAAAGTCGAGAAAAAACGCTCACAAATGAATGTGTGCATCGGATAAAACTCAACGCCAGTGATTGCTTTAATACGCTCTTTAGAGAAACGACCAGATTTATATTTGGTGTCAGTGTATAAATGTTCTTGCAACCATATATTTTCACCATTTGCCATTATATCCATTAATGGAATTAGCCACGTTGTAACGTATTCCTCGTAAATCTCTGAACGTGTAACGTGAGCATTCTGATAAATGGTCGGCGTCTGCAATCGGTCTATTTTTAAGCCATTAAATTGGTCAAAGATATGTTGAGCCGTTTTAATAATTCCAGAATGCCAGTTCTCAGCAACTCTCCAGACGTTTGGCTGCGTGTGCAACCTATAAAATGTGTATATGTCAGCGTCTTTGACATCCGCCTCTAAGTTTTTTAGCCAATAGGAGTTTTTAGATTCAAACTGCCATGAGAAAACGCCAAAGTATTCAGCCTCTTTATGCTTCCCCTGCTCGATTAACTCACGAATGATGTGGTTTTCAAACGCAGGTTGCAACTCTTTACCCTCGTAAATTGAATTGTCATATCCAATCGCATTTGGAGTAATATATTTTTTTGTCTTTTCGTCAAAAAAGATTTGATAAATTATTGATTTTGTAGCCATCTGTATGCTCTTTTATAACACGACCCGCAACCAGTTGACAACCTATTGCCAGTTGCTCTTTTGTACATGTCAAATATTAGATTCCACGTTATATCCTTTCTGTTCATAGCTTGCCCGCCTTGCGAGTCAACATATATTTTAAGTTCTGGAATTGTCATAAGGCAAATATAGTAATATTTCACAAAAAAAAGAGAGGCGTTATGAACATGTCATAACGCCTCTCTAAACATTTTTAATAAAACTAATTAAGCAATTTTGCTTTCTAAGTATGATTTTGTCGCTTGGTAGCTTGTAACAAAGAAATCTGGTGCTAACTCTGATTCTCCGCCATTTGGCTGAGACAAAGTAATGTTGAACGCATTGTCATCACCGATTAGAACTCCAGTCGCCTTTGTAAGCGCAGTGATTTCCAAACCTGCTGACTTTCCGTACAATTCAAAAGAACCATTTGTCTTTTCAACTACAACGAATAAATCGTCAATTAATTTTAAATTATCCCAAACATTTTTAGCGTCTTGAGTTTGTTGCTGAAATTTACCAGTAATCGTTTGTGTAAACGATTTGATATTGTTCTCACCAGTAACCAATTCTTGACTTGCTCCTGCGCTTTTTGTTTTTGCGCAAAACTTGTAAAGATAGTTATAAGGTTGTAAACCGATTGCAGTAACAACACCCTCGCTATCTGTCGTGAATCCACTATCGGTCAAATCCGATAGTGAACCCACGTAAATGTTTTTGGCTTTTATTCCGCCTACTGACTGCAAATCTTCGCAAGTCGCACAAGCTAATCCACTAACTATTCCACATGGCATGATATTGTCTCCTTTTTTTTAAGTTAAAAATTATGATAAAGCGATAACTGATAAATCACCATAGATGTATTGAGTTCCCATTTTGAACTCAGCATCGATGTAATTCATTTTGTCTCTTTTATCATAGAAGAAATCTAATGTATTTGTGTCAGAAATTGCATCTGTACCAATTACTAAATTCTCTTTGTATGTGTAAACCGCACGATGTTTGTGATTCATGTTGTTTGCATTGATGATTTGAGACCATCTCGATTTTTTGTAAACTGGAATGCCTCTGAACATTAACATTCTTGCACCTGCCTCAACCATATCCCATGATTTATCACCACAACAAGCATCTTCACGACAAGTCAAATAATTGTCATATAACTCTCTGGTCAAAGCGAAATATTTATCACCCTCTGCCATTTGGTCTAAGATGTCTGGTGCTGATTCGTACATTGAACGCAATGTATCTAATGCAGTACAATCACCTAATGAAGCTGGAATAGTTACTTTTTCAACATCGTAAGCATTTGCACCTGCAATTAAGCGAGTCCAGATACCAGTACATGAAGCTAAAGTGTCATTTGTTGAGTTCTCATCACCAAACCAAGCAATATCGTAAACGTCTAAACGCACTGCGTTTGTAACTTTCTCAATAATGTAGTTTTCAACGATTGTTCCCTCTAAGTTTTGAGCCTCGTTACCAGTTCTCAAATACTCTTCCATGAAAGTGTTTTTTAAGTTCTTAGCACATTGGTCTAAATTAACTTTCAAATCACAAACCTCAATGAATTTTTCAGTAATGTCAACAACATCACCTGCATTATCACGACCGCAACCAACAGACGGACGTACTACGCCAGAAAGAATTGTGTCTAATGCTAATTGTCTTTTTGATTTAATATCTAAAATGATACGAAATTCGTTTTGTAACTCTGGAGTTAAAAACGTTGGTTTTATTAAAACCTCGTTAGCTTGTTGCCCTGCCCAACTAACGTTAATGTCTAATACATCTGCCATTTTCTTGTTGTTTTATTTTTTATTTAATTAATATTGTTTTTTTAAATTTGCTGCTACCACATCAAATGGAGACGTTTTAACTTCTGCCTTTGCTGCTGCTGCGTTTGGAACTTTAGTCTCAGCCGTTTCAACTAATGACTTTAATGCTTTGAACTCTTTGTCCATTTTTGCTTTGAATGCTGCGCTTGCAGTTTCAATTGTTGTTTTCTCTTCTTTTAATGCAGTGATTTCAGCAGTTAATGCGTCAACTTGTGCGGTTAATTCCTCGACTTTGTTAGTTGCTTCAGAAACAACTTCAACTTCGATTTCTCTGATTTCAACAATTACGCCTGCTGCGTCAACAATGATAATTTTGCCTGCTGCTAAAGCATGCTCACCCTCTGGTGCTTTTTCTGTCATTTCAGCGTTAATATAGACTGGTTTCCCAACTTCTAATTCACCCTCTCCATAAAGAATAGTCATTCCGTCTGCCAATGGCTCAACGAAATTTGTTGGCTCTGCGCCAGTTAATGCTTCCTCAATAGCCTTGAATGCTGAAGCAATTTTGTTTTTGAAATTTGAATCCATTTTTATTTTATCGTTAAATTTTCCGTAAGCGGCAATTGGCATTCTCACTGCGTCCACAAATCCCATTTCTTTGGCTTGTTGTGGCGTCATGTAAGTTGTTTTGTCCATCATAGTCATGATGTCTTCAATTGATTTGTTTGTTTTTTTAGCGTAATTCTGAGCCAGAATTGTGTCAATTTGAGACAAAGCCTCAGCCGTTGACTTAATTTCGTTTGCAGTGCCTTGCGCTCCGCCACTTGCATTGTGTATCATATACTGAGCAGTCTCAGACATTTCAACATAACTTGCAGCCGATGCAATTAATGTAGCAATTGAGCCACAAAAGCCATGAATGTAAGCGGTAATTTTTAAACCTGCGTCCTGCAAGTCGTTATAAATAGAAAAACCCTCGTAAACGCTACCGCCTCGTGAGTTAATAATTAATCTAATTTCTTTTGACCCTTGTGATTGTGCCTTTGAAATTTCAGACCTAACGTAATCCGCAGACAATTCGCCCTTGTCAGTGCCAATGTCCTTATTGATTAATAAATTATAAATTTCCATGTTAACAAAGTTAACGGAAATAGAAATATAGTTTTTGTAAACTTTTTACAATTAGATTTTCTTTACTATATAGATGACCGAATGAATAGACTTGCAATATTTCTCAGCTAAGTCAGCATAAATAATCATTTTGCTTTTTTTATTCTTAATGACTTGCTCTTCGTATTCACAACGAATCAAATATCTCTCCATGTCGCCAGTTGTTAGCGCACATTTCTCAGCTAAATGGTATGCAACATTGTTACAATCACCAAATGTGGTGTCAATTCTGGTATAAAATTCTTTTTCAATGTTCATCGACCTTGTCCTCTGTATTTTTTAGGTTGTTTATTTTTTGCTTTCGCTGCTCTGCCAGACTTTCGTTTGCCGAAATTAAGTTTGGTTTTCTGTGCCGTTGCTTTTGCTTTTGCCATTATAGTGATGTTGTTGTTTCTATTACTCTAAGTCTGTTTTGAACTTCTGTTATTTCGGTTGCGCTTACTACCAATTGTAATCCTTTCAACGCTTCTGCAATGTTAATACTGCTATCAATCGCAGCGTCTGGAGTTACCATCCCGCCGTTAGCAAATCCAGGGACTCCAATGCGCTTAAATGTATTTGAGCCACCTAAAGCCGCTTGTTGTCTTTGGTTTAAAATAACCTCTCCAGTCTTAATTGTTGCTAATAAATTATCGCCATTTTTTCTGCGAATAGGCATTCCCATTCCAGAGCCAATTCGAGTTCCAGATAAACCGCCATTTGCAAAGCCGTCAACATATCCGCCAGTTGCGAATTGTGGGACTTCTACGGCTCTAAGTTCTCGCACTCTTTGGTAACCTTGCAACAAAGCAATTCCCGCATTTATAGGCGCTAAAATTGAGCCGACAAAAGGGATTTTAGATGTTGACTCATAAATATTTTGCGCAGATGTCAACGTGCTTATAATTGTCGCAGCGATTGCCAATGCTTTCCCCTCTTTTGTGTTCTCTCCTAATATTTTAGATAATGCCATGAACGATTGGCCAACCGATGTCAACGCCTCAATTCTGGCTTTTGCAGTGTCTTGTTCAATCTTAACAATTGCAGCATTATTTTTTGCAATCTCAACTTTCTTTTGCTCTTCTGTTTTCTTTGTATCTGCTAATATTATAGCATTTTGATTTTGTAGTATAGCAATTTCGGCTGCATTTTTATCCTCTAAATTAGTTGCCTCAACTTGTGCAAGTTCTAATTCATATTGCAATTTCTGCTCGTCTAATTGTTTTTGCTCCTCATCGTTTGCAATTTTATTTTCAGTTACCAAATTTTGATTGGCAATTTTTAGCGCAGTGATTTGGTCATCATATGCTCCAGTTATTCCATTGTATCTCTCAAGTCGAGCAATTTCCTCATTGTTTCTATCTATCTGCGATTGCTTTAAAGCGTCATCATATTGCTTTCTGGTTTTTAATCCATTTGCAAACTCTTCTTTTAAATTGGCCTCAAATTGTGCTCTGTTTAAATCGTTTATTACTTTTTCGTTATTGAATGCGTCAACCCTTAATTTCTGCTCTTCAGATAATTGCGCTCTAACTTTGGCAGTAAACTTTTCTAATTCCTTTGCTCGGTCTTCTAAATTCTTTTTTTCTTTCTCTTTTTGTTTTTCTTTTAATGTTGCCTCAGCTTCAATCAATCCATTTATACGACCTTGATTTTTTTCTGTCTGCGTTCCCGCCGCTTGTTGTATTTCAAAACGCTTTTGTTGCGCATCTGCTAATCTCTGCTCTGCGGTGTCTCTATCTTGCCCAGTTTTAATTGCGTTTGATAATGCTTTCGCTGCAACTGCAACTCTTCTGTTTGCTAATTCCTCATCCTTTTTTAATTGTGCCTCTTCTAATCTATTTGCTTCCTGCAATAAAGCAATTCTGTCTTTCTCTGTCTTAGTTCTGTCTTTAGATTGAGCAATTAAGATAGCCACATCCCTATTTGTTTGGGCAATTGACGCTTGGTTTGCACGCTCTGCGTCTTCTAAGTCGTCCAATGCTTGCACTAAGTTGTAACCCTCTGCGGCTGCCTCTCCAATTCTCGAGCCTAACCCACTGAATGCGTTTGAAAAGGAATCAAATAATCCCCCGCCAGAACTTACCAAATCAAAAAAGTTTTTAACCGATGACGAAATGGTTGTGATTGTCGCACTTAGTCCCTCAAAAACTCCATTAATTGCATTTGTTACTGGTTCTAATTT